CCAACGATGGGTGGTGGAGTTTATGATACCAGTAAGATGAATGATGTACTTGTTGGGGCAACTGGTTTAGGAAATACAGAAGAGGCGAAGGAAAAGAAACGAGAAATAGCAGCGGTAGATTCTATAAAGAAAGCCGGTGTTTCAGTTGACCAAGTTCCTGACCATGTACAAAATGCATTAACAAGAGATTATTCAGCTGTTTTGAAAGCAATAGACCAGAAAAAAGGTGGCGGAAATAGTTTTCGTCCATAGTGAGGTGAGTAATGGCATTAGATAAGAATTTTTTAAAATATAAATTTTTAAAAATTTTAAACGATAAAATTTATAAAGATCAACCGTCAGAAGATAAGGCGACAGCAAGAAAGAAAAACGCAAAGGATGCGGCATTACATGCAGATGCGATTCATTCTTATTTAACTGGAATGGATTCCATAAAACCTTTAAGCAATAAATCTTTTTTAGAGCCCGATTCAATGCCAGGAAATTTATCATTGACAGATAAATCTCAATTGAATGTAACACAAGTTGAACCACCAGCGGCTAAAGTATCAAAGTTGATGGCGTTAATGAGGAAACATCAAGGTTTTGGTGGAGCAAATCAAGACCGCGGTAGAAAATTAAAAATTCTTAAAAAAGTTTTTGATAGTTTAAATATTATATTTAAACGTAATAAAATTTCTATGGATAAGAATTTTGAAGTTAAAGGTAGTGTAAATGTTGGAAAAAATATTATTATAAGTGGTAATAATATTGTAAAACAAAATTCAAGTGTGATTGGAACTCATACGATTGGTGGTGGAATAACTGTAAATGGAAAGGCAACATTTCGTGGTGGGATAAACTTGAGACCTATGGGAGTGAAGTCACCAGTCGATTTGATAGTAGATGGAAACATACAAGGAACTAAAGATTTAACTTTAGGTCAAAATTTAAAAATTGAAAAAGATGGTGAAATTGGTGGAAATTTAACTGTTAATAAAAATGAAATTATTAAAGGTAATGTTCAAGTTGATAAAAATCAACTGATTAAAGAATCTCTTGTAGTTAGTAAAAAATTAACAGTTAATAAAAATACTGATGTAAAAGGAAATCTCATAGCTAGAAGAACTTCTAATACATTTGGATTTCATAATGTTGGACTTGGATTAAATGTAATGGGACTAACAATATTAGGTGGTGGTGTGATAATAGCACCAATTCCGATTCCACCAATACCAGGATTACCAAGACCAGCAAAAACATCTGCAGATTTAAAAGTTAAGGGTGATATTATAGGTGAAGAAGATTTATTAATTGAAGAAAATTCTGAAGTTCAGGGTAATTCAATTGTAGGGGGAGATTTTAATGTAAGTGGAGAAACTACAGTACGAGGACCGGCAGAATTTATGGGTCAAGTATCTATCCAAGGAGATATAGAAGTATCGGGTGATTTGAATTTAAAAGAAAGTGTAGCAGATGTTAATGGATACACATATTTACCAAATGGTATTTTAATACAATGGGGGATTGATACAAGTGATTCTGATGGTGATCATACTATAACATTTCCTATACCATTCCCAAATAATTGTTTTTCTGTATCTGTTAATCATAAATTATCAGGGGGATGGAATACTGACGAAAAATATGGATATCCTATAACAGCAAAATCTTATGATAAGAATGGGTTTGTAACAAATAGGAATGATACCGCATCAGCCACTATTAATTTAAATTACATAGCAATAGGAAATTAAAGGAGAATATAAGTGGGAGCAAGAGAAAAAGATTTAAATCCTGATGTTTTTATTGGATTAAAACTTCCTATGGGATATTCTGATACTGGATATTTTAAACAAACTAAAAGTACACTTCAACAGGCTAAGTATAATATAATAAATTTATTTAAAACAATCCCTGGTGAAAGACTTGGACAACCAGGATTTGGTTCACAGTTACATTCTATATTGTTTGAACCTATGAATGAAGATTTTAGTGATATATTAGAGGATTCAATTAAAGAATCCCTGGCAACGTGGTTACCTTATATAAACATTAAGAATATAGAAATTACAGTTCCAGATTATAATATAAACAGAGTTAATATAGCAATTGATTTTGGATTATCTTTTGAACCTGATAGGTTTGAATCTGTTTCAGTAAATTTCGATCAATTTGAGACAATAGTTAAGGAATAATGGAGAATGTAAATGGCTACAAAAGGAATTAGTAGAGACGTAAAATATTTAAATAAAGACTTTTCATCTTTTAGAGATAGTTTAATAGAATTTGCACAAACATATTTTCCCAACACATATAATGATTTTAATGAATCTGATCCAGGAATGATGTTCATTGAAATGGCGTCTTATGTGGGAGATGTTTTGTCATATTATATAGATGAACAATTTAAAGAAAGTATGTTATCTTTCGCAGAAGAAAAGAAAACTATATATGAAATTGCACAAGGATACGGATATAAACCAAGATTAGCTTCACCAGCTACTGTAACTTTTGATGTATTCCAAACCGTACCCGCAGATCCTAATAACGTAGTAGATGAAAGAAGACAGCCTGACGAAGATTATTGTCTTACTGTACCAGCTGGAATGGAAGCTACATCAACTAATGGTACGGTTTTTAGAACAACAGGAGATGTTATATTTAGTGATTCAAGTTCATTAAGTCCAAGAAAAGATGATATTTTTGAAGTAGATGATGATAGTAATATTACAAAATGGTTGTTAAAGAAACGAGTACAGGGGGTAAGTGGAACAGTTACTACTGAATATCATACATTTGGAGCGGCAGAAAAATATAAAAGAATAGTATTAGCAAATAGTCCTGTATTAGAAATTATTTCTATAACAGATAGTGATGGAAATAGTTGGTATGAAGTTCCATTTTTAGCACAAGATACAGTATATGCAGATTTTCAGAATACTACAAAAAATTCTCCAGACTTAGTTGAAGGTAGAAATTTTGCACCGTTTTTATTAAAGGTTGTAAAGACATCTAAAAGATTTAAAACTTATATTAGACCCGATGGTAAAACTGAAATGAGATTTGGTTCTGGAGTAGCAGCTGGAGCAGACGAAGAAATCATTCCAAATCCATCAAACGTAGGTTCTAATTTACCAGGAACACCAAGTTTTCTTGATACGGCATTTGATCCAGCAAACTTTTTAAATACAGAAACTTATGGTCAATGTCCAACGAATACAACATTAACTATAAAGTATTCTTATGGTGGTGGAATTGATGATAACGTAGCATCAAATCAAATTAATAATATTACATTACTTGCTTCTGAATTTGATAATTCTCTTACATTAGATACTAATTTAAAAGCTATTACAAAAAATTCAGTAGCAGTAACAAATCCAAATCCAGCAACTGGAGGTGGTGGAGCAGAATCTATAGAGGAAGTACGAGTAAACGCAGGTGCTTATTTTCAGGCACAGGGTAGGGCAGTAACAAAGGATGATTATATAACTCGTGTTTATTCGTTACCAGCTAAATATGGTAATATATCTAAAGTTTATATGATACAAGATGAACAAGTAGCAGCAGCAGGACAAAATGAAGCAGACCCAACTTATCAACCTAATCCATTAGCATTAAATATGTTTATGTTAGGATATGATAATGGTAAAAATTTAGTAGGTTTGAATAACGCAGTTAAAGAAAACATAAAAACTTATTTAAATCAATATAGAATAATGACAGACGCCGTTCAATTAAAAGATGCATGGATATGTAATATTGGTGTTAAATTTGCAATATTTACTAAAAAAGGATTTAATAAAAATCAAGTTTTATTAAATTGTGTTGATAGATTAAAAAATTATTTTCAGACTGAAAAATGGCAAATAAATCAACCAATAGTTTTAGCTAATATAGCATCTGAAGTAGTTGCAGTAGAAGGAGTTGCTAGTATAGTTAAACCACTTGAAAATAGAGATGAATTGATTATAATTGAAAATAAGTGGGGAACTGTTTCTGGACAAACTTATTCTAATAACATATATGATGTTCAAAGTGCAACCTATAGTGGTGTAGTTTATCCAGCTGTTGATCCATCAATCTTTGAAGTTAAATTTCCCGATCAAGATATTAAGGGAAGAGTATTAGGAGATATCTAATGCATTATTTTGAGTACGCATCCAAGGACACAACATTATATGAAGCAAGTCAAAGTAGAAATACTGGACTTGATGAGATTATTGAGATAAGAAAAGATATGAACGCTGATGCTACAGTAGTAAATGTATCTCGAGCATTAATTAAATTTGATTTAACTTATATTTCTCAATCAATAGAATCAGGATTAATCCCGTCAGGCTCACAAACAAAATTTCATTTAAATTTATATGATGCTAATTCAACACAATTACATATATCACAAACATTATACGGATATCCAGTCAGTCAATCGTGGGATATGGGATCTGGTAAAAGTGATAGTAATCCACAAATTGGGGATGGAGTAACTTGGAGATGGAAAGATAATTCTG